ATCATGGGCGGCGATGCCGACATCGATAACTACCTTGTGGCCACCCGCTCCAACATCCAGGACCTGGAGGCGGCCGTCATCGAGCTGAAGGCGAAGGCGGTACGCGACCTGTTCGAGGACACATTCATCAGCGGCGACTCGATAGGCAACCCCAAGGCCTTCGACGGCATCGACGTCGTCTGCGAGTCCAGCCAGACCCTGAGCATGGGGGCGAACGGCGGCTCTCTCACCCTGGACAAGCTGGACGAGCTGGTGGATGCGGTGATGGGCGGCAAGCCGGAGCTCCTGCTGATGAGCCGGCGCAGCCGCCGCATCGTCAACAAGCTAGCTCGCACCGCCGGCACCATGCTGGAGACCGACCGCGACCAGTTCGGCCAGATGATCCAGTACTACGACGGCATCCCTATCGGGGTGTCCGACTACATCGCCGACGACCAGACGGTGGGCACCAGCAACGACTGCTCCACCATCTATGCCACGCAGTTCGGCGAGGGCGCTCTGACCGGCCTCACCGGGCCGGGCGGCCTCCAGGTAGAGCGTGTAGGAAGCCTGGAGCAGAAGGACGCCAGCCGCAGCCGCATCAAGTGGTACACGTCCATCGCTCTGTTCAACACCCTCAAGCTGGCCAAGCTGGTGGGCGTGCGGCCATAGGCAGGGCCGAGGTCAAGGGTCGAGGGCCAGGTTGAAGCCGGAAGCGGTGGCCCTCGGCCCTTAGCCCGGCCGACCGAAGGGAGACTCCGTGGCCAACGTTCGCATCGATTCTCAGGGTGTGCCCAAGGGGCCGGTCTACGAGGAGACGACGCCCATCCTCCATCGCAGCGGCTTGACGGCACCTGACCCCTCCGACCCTACCAGCGCCAGCGAGGGGGTGGACTGCACCGGCTACCGCAGTGTCCGCTTCGATGTGGACACCAGCGGGTCTACGGACCTCACCGCCCTCAAAGTGCAGCTCCTGGTGTGGGACGCCACCGCCGCCAAGTACTTCCGCGGCGGCGAGCGCAGCTTCGGCCAGGAGGAACTGGTCGCCAATCCCATCCCCAGCCTGGAGGCGGAGGTGAGGGGAGCCACCGTGTTTCTGAAGGTGGTGTCGGCCACCGCCGCCAGCCTTTCCATTTCTGTCTACGCTTCCTTGAGCTAGGAGAACAGCATGGGCCGACTGAAGCTACTTGGCGAACAAGAAGGCGGCGGTACGGACGACCACTCGGCTCTGTCGAACCTTGACTACGCCCAGTCCGGCCACAGCGGATTTGTCCCCTCGCAAGGCGAGGCCCTCATCGACATCCTGCGACTAACCCAGAACGTCATCCGGGACTCAGGCGGCAACGATCGCATCCAACTTGGCATAACTAGCCCCCACATCAAACTGACTGATGAGGTTCGTATTGGGACCCGCCTGGGGGTAGGGGCTGACCCGCAAACGGACGTCGGCTTAAGGGTAGCACCTACCATGGAGAGGAGCGGGAGCATCACAGTATTAGGGTGCAACCCGACAGTCAGGATGACCGGGGGCACCGGGGGTATCTACGCTATGCGGGGGCAGGCTACCGCGCTTGTTTACTCCGGAGCTACCGCCGTCCTGGTGGCCGGGTTGTACTTTACGGCCCTGGGCAGTAGCGCGGGGACGATTCAGGAGCTTTACGGTGTGTGGGCCAGGACCGGACTTCAGATGTACACCGGCAGCGCCCCTACCCTTTGGGGGGCAAAGCTCCGAAGCCCCTTGCTGTTCTTCTCTACCTACCCGAGCACCGTTTACGGCATGGAGATCGACGACCAGGGATACTACGCCGCCGGCACCCACAACGCGATCGGCCTGAAGATTAACGACCAGACTGCGGTAGCAGGCAACAAGTACCTTGTCGAGGCGGGCCCCAGTACGCCCTATCTGCGCTTGGTCGGCGGCGACGACCCGCCGGCGAACAAGAGCAACCTCTACCTGAAGTTCGGCAGCACGCTCTACCGGGTCGTTAAGTCGGGAAGCTACATGACCCTGGAAGCGACCTAACGGAGGAGAAACCATGGGCCTCACTGAAAAGAATCTGGAAACGCTAGTGAACATGCTCAACGGCCTGGCCCAGCGCCAGGACACGATCCGCCAGCTAGCCAACCACCTGCACACGGGCGTCGTCTGGCGCTCGGTGGACGGGCAGTTGGCGGTAGCCCTCTCGGAGGCCCAGCGCACTGAGCTGGAAGAGTTTGTAGACGCTTACCTCAGCGAGTCAGAGGTTCTCATTGCCTCAGTGAGGGCCATGGCGCGGCAGGCCTAGTGAGGGGAGGTAGCCCGTGAACCTATCGGAGATGAGAACGCGGGTCCGGCGGGACCTGCACGACGAGGACCCGGAGAACCAGCGCTGGACCGACGATGAGCTGGACCGTCACATCGAGCGGGCGGTGCGGGAGCTGAGCCTGGCCATTCCCCTGGAGGCCAAAGCTCCCCTGACCACCAGCGAAGGCAGCCGCGATATCTCCCTGGCCAGCCTCAGCGACTTGGTGGCTGTAGAAGCGGTGGAGTACCCGGTAGACAAGTACCCGCCCAGCTACATCCCCTTCTCCCTGTGGGCAGGCACTCTCACCCTTCTGGTGGACGCGACGCCCCCTGGCGACCAATCGGTCAACGTTTACTACGGCGAGATGCACACCCTGGACGCCACCACCTCCACCATCCCACCCCACTTAGAGGAGCTGGTGGCCACCGGGGCCGCCGCCTACGCCGCCCTGGAGTGGGCCAGCTTCGCCACGAATCGGATCAACGTGGGCGGGCAGGACGTCTGGCGCCAGTACCTTACCTGGGGCCAGGAGCGCCTGGCCGTCTTCTCCCGCGCCCTGGCCAAGCACAGTCGCCGCAACGCCGTGCGGGTGCGTCGGCTGTACACGTCGGCCACATCGCCGGTCGACCAGAGCACTGTCGGGCAATCATAGACAACATGCGAACCTTGCCCTCTGCCCTGCTCGCCGCCCAGAAGAGCGCCAGCGCGATCCCTTACGTGAAGGTAGAGATCGTCGGCAGGATCGGCGGCATCCGCCACCTAGACTGGCAACGCCTGTATTCGGGCAGCGAGGCCGATAGCTATCATGCCGCCACCATGCCGGGCGATGGCTCCCTCATTCGCTGCCGTGTGGACAGCGGCTCTCTCTATCTTCAGCGGGTGACGAGCCCCGGTCCTGGCAGCAACTTCAGCGACTGGTCTTTCGTGGACTCCGCCGCAAACGCCGACGTCGCCCTGGCCAGCCGAGCGGCTCAGGTGCTGCTGTTCTACGTGGGCACCAATGGCAGGACCATCTACCTGCGGGAGAGCAGCAACTACGGCGCTAGCTTCGGCTCAGCTACGGCGATAACGACGGCAGCGGCTGCTGTGGGCTGGCCGGCGGCCGATCTGAAGGCCGATAACACCGTCCTCCTCATCTACTCAGTCGGGGGCACCGTCCACGCCGTGAAGCGCAGCAACGGCACCTGGGGCAGCCCCGCCGCCTGGACCAACAGCCTGGCCTCGGTGAGCGGGCTGGCCTGCCAGTATGAGGCCGACTTCGACGTGGTGGTTTCGGGCAGCGACGCCCAGGGCGACTACAAGGTCTGGACCTGCATCTACGGCGATGGCTACTCCCAGGCGGTGGACACCTGGTCGCCCCTGCGGGAGGTGGCGGTGGCCAGTGCCGCCTCGGACATGGAGTTTCGCGCGCCCTCCCTGGCCTACCCCGATGTCTTTCGCCTGACCTTCGTCGAGAAGTACACGGGCAGCGAAAGCTACTCGCGACCCTACTTCTCCTTCTCCCCGGCCACAGCCGACTACGTGAACAACCTCTGGCGAGAGCCGGTGCCGATGAATCTGGTCAGCGACTACGGCCTGGCCATCGCCTACAGCACGAGCGATGCGTGGCTGAGTACGCCCTGGGGCGTCTGGCAGGCCTCCCTCACTACGCCCGCCCTGGACGTCACCGCCGATGTCCTAGAGCTGACCACCGAAACCGATCCTAACGGTGGCCGCCTGCGGCTGGTCCTACGCAACGACGATGGCCGCTACCTGGATCTATCAGGGGAGAAGGCAGTCATCAAGGCGGGCGGCGAGGTGCGAGTGAGTCCCGGCTACCAGACTGCTAGCGGCCCCCTGGCCTCCTCGGGCCCCGCCTACTGGATCGAGGGGTGGGAATACACCTCCGGTGAAGGGAAAGCCAGCCTCGTCCTCCACGCTCGCGACGCCTGGCAACTGCTGGAGTGCTGGCGGGCGCGTCGTCAGTACACCTGGGCTCAGGGCGAAAAGAACGTCTTCCAGCTACTCTCCGTCATCATGGCCCGAGCGAGCCTGGAGTTCTCCAGCGCCGGCAGCAGTAGTGTCGTCACTGACCTCTACCCTAGCTTCACCATCCACCCGGGCGAGAGTGGGGCCACAGCAGTGCGTCGCCTGCTAGCTATGGTGCCCGACATCATGTTCTTCCGGGGTCACTTCAGCTACATCAAGAACCCCCAGGCCAGCGAAGCCAGCGGCTACTCCTACGGCACGGAGCACGCCGTCTTCCGCGGCCGCTACGGCAGCCAGCGCCCCCAGACCAACCGGGTGCAGGTGTTTGGCGATGGCCCCTTCGTGGAGGCCTTCGACTGGGATGAGATCGAGGATGCCTACGACCGCGTCCGCCAGGTGCACGACCTGAACCTGGACACGGTCGCTCGCGCCCAAGA